ATTTGCAAATTCAGTAGTAGCCTCTCTCTGAGATTTATTGAAATTACCAGCACTGATCTCAATAATCTTCAGAATTGAATTGTAGTCACCGTATTGCTCACTCAGAACACGAAGTTTTTGTCTCTGGCTTTCAAGGTCAACAGCACCTGATACGGATTGCTGTAGTGCCAAACCAGACGCAATTGGGGCTAGCAGTCCACCACCGCCTGCTGCACCGCCCAAAGCAGAGAATCCTGTTGCTGCCTGCGTGGATATATTTTTAACGCCTCGGGCTATACCGGCCCTTCTGCCTGATTGACCAGTAAAGCCACGACCGCCCCCAAAACCAGGCCCCATCATCGGGGCACCAGGGCGTTGTGGACTTATAGGCGCAGGATACATAGTCCTACCCCTTGGATCTACTCTATTCGCCGCTCTCTGCTCGGCGTTGGCTAATTTATCAATCTCCCTTGTGTAATTTCTTACAGCCTGTCGGCCCTTCCTTAGTTTTTCTGTTTGATTGAAAAGCTCTTTGTTGAGCTTTTTCATTTTATGGGCTGCAGCATCAGCAGCTAATGCATCTGCTTTTTTTGTCGTTGTATATTTTTTATACTCCGCCCTTGCTTTAGATAACGCTGCTCTTGTCTCAATTATTGATCGATCATGCTTTACATTCGCCTTGATCTGTTTCTTGATATCCTTCTCAATACGCTGAGTACTCTTGGCCTGTGCCTTAGTAAATTCAGTAAGATTCTTCAGGCCGTTTTTAGTGTCAACGACTATGCCATATCTAAATTCACCTTGATTTTGAGCCACAGACCTTCCTCTCTATAAATTAATTTTATCGGTTATGTGCTAATTACTTTACTAATACCACCAATTACATGTACAGGCAGTTTTCTTTGTGCCAATAGCTTTTTATAAATCTCCTTGGTCTCTGCCATATTCGTTGATGCATCCTCATCAAGAGGGAATGGCAATAACTGATCTATGGGTGTGGGCTGAGACTTGCCTTCCTTGCTAAAGCTCTGAGCAATAGCCAGCACAATGCCTGACAACCGCGCAGTAGATATTGAATTTATATTTGCTTGCCTCTTTTTACGCTCACTCTCAATCCTTATTAGTTCATAAAGACATTTCATCGGCAAACGAAGAAAATGTTCCCTACCAATATCCTGCCCAACGGGAGTATCTCTGAACTCGGTATAAACAGTTAAAAGATCTAACTCCGAGGTAGCCAAGTACTCCCGCAGAAACAGAAGCCTATTACTGACCACCTCGTTAGTTAGTTTCCCTGGTCGGCCTCCTCGTCTCCGTCTTCTTCTGCTTCAGGCCAGCCATTACGCTCCCATCCAACAAATTCATAGATGTCATCAAGTAGACGACGTGGCATCTCACGGGTATCATCCATCTCCCAATCAGGAACTTGTACCCACTTAGTGCGCTCTTTAACCTCGGCGCGATACCTCATAAACAAAGTTACGGTCTCAATTTTCATCTCACTGACCGATTGCCCTTGAGTCTGGATCAAAGCCAACTCGTCGACATAGTCAAACAACAGATCTTGGTTGCTGTCTACATCACTGAGTGCATCAAGGGCATCTTGTACTGGGATGTCCTGCTTCTGCGCTACGTCTCTGGCGATTTTTAGCAGCGCATAGGTATTAGAAGCCTGCTTTCGCGCTAAGTCTTCGATTCCTTCAATTTCGCCTGCAACCAGATCCTTATAGATCGGAAAGCGGAATGGTTTGATGTCGTAATACTCTTTTTGGCCGAAAAAGATTTTTGAATACTTGCTCATGAAATGATATAAAAAGAGGTATCTGCCGCAACCATCTCTAGGAGCTGGTCAGAAGCATTTTTAGGGATTTCTACAGTTAAACTAACACCTTCTTCAGATATAAGTTTCATTGGAGAAGATGACGAAGGGGCGATAAACACCGCCCCCACTTCAAGTAATTCTCCCTTAGCTCTGCAGTTGATGAAGTAAGACTGCTTATCCTCAGAGGTAAGCAGATCAGCTTGCATCAGGCGTAAACGTCAAGCTTGGAAGTGCCAGCAACGAACTCACCAACGTAGATTTGGCCGCGTGATTGGAAGGACCAGGAATATTCGATAATTCCATCAGAAGCTGCACTCTCAGAAACGCCTGTAATACAGGAGTTAAATGCGCGAGTGTTATATACGTGATCGGAACCTTGAAGACCTAAATAGGTCAATACTTCAACAAACAACTCACGATCAGGGTCGTTCTCAGACTTCATGATCATGACAAGTGCGTCATCGATGGCAGTACCTGCAGCACCACTGGAAAGCGCTTGAATGAAAAACGCCGTACATGCCAGCTCACCAGCCATTGTGGTGCCGACACTGTCACGGAAACCATCATCACCCATCAGGAAGAATTCCTGGGATGTAGGTGAAGGGGTGTACTCAGCTGCCGTCAGACCCTTGAGAAATTTAGTGCCGGAATAATTAGAACCGGGAATTGTATACGCAACATTAGGGTCGCCAGCACCGTGGCTAGCGGGGACTGCACGGGCTCCGCCTGTTTCTGAAATGCGGACAAGACGATCGCGCCCTTTTAGAAAAGCGGATCCTGGGAGTTGAGCCATTAGCTTATCTCTGTGTGGATTGAGTAGTCGGGGATAGTTACTTTCAAGCTTTCAAAAGATATGTCTGTTTGTGGTGTGTACACCGCTGTATCCATATCAGGGAAGGCTCGAAAAAGAAGCAACCTAAGATTCTCTAAAGTTGCGGTTGTGTCGTAGCTAGTTAAAGTTACGGTCCAAAATAAATTTAGAAACACCGCCTGAGACATCGTTGGTACATTCCTGGCTTCTGGTACTTGATCAAGCACACATTCGGTGCCTGTAATTGTCCAGTCCTTGGGAACTTGCTGCGAACCCCGAACCCAAAGGGCGGGGGATGTAGAACCATCTGGGAGGTTATAAGTACCCAAGAAAGTTCCTATAACTGAGTCTACAACCGAGCGTACTTGAGATACACTAGCCATTTAACTCTCTCCTAAGTGTATCTGAAATGCTCTTCTGTGGATCGACGACTCTTACAGCTTGAGTAGTCCATGGACGAGCAGGATAATTCCCACCGTTTTTTAAGGCTGCACCATTGTGAACCGTAGCGGAATAATCAACTTTCCAAGTCCACTGCCAGATGTAATTACCAATTTTTTGATTTTGTTGGCTGCGTTTTAAGTCGCCCAGATCAACGATGTCCCTAATTTTTTTCGCAGTCGCGCCATTCTTTCTCAAGGTGTCCTTGGGCCAACCCCAGACAACACTTTGTATTTGAACTGTAAATTCTCGATCTAAGTCAGGTACGACTTCTTGTAAAGCAATACCGGCAGCTTTTTTTAAAGCTGATTCAACATCTTTTGGTTGTTTGCCACTGTATTTTATTTTGGAAGCCATACTTACCCTGCTGCGCCGGTTTGCTCGAACTCACCTCTGAAACTCTGGAATTGAGTCGCCCTGGCATAAGGCAAGACGTTCGTACCTAAGTCCAAGATGCGGATTTTTCCTATTGCACCATTGACGGTTGCATCAGCCTCCATGCCGACCTTGACCTTGGAGCTGAATGTTGCAGGCGACAACAGCTTTCCTGAACAGGCGGTGGCTACTTCGTTGATGCCTTCCTTATTTTCAGAAAATGCACCGCTCAGCTGAACGTTGCAGAGATAAGTCTCTGATGTGTTGTTCTGTACCCGGTTGCCAGTGGTCGGATCATTGGAGAATGACCCATACACCTGGAATACCAAGGTGGCGTTGTCAAAGGGGGAATAAGCACCCATCAGAAACTGAAGCCTGTCAGCTCGACAAGGCCCTCACGCAAAAATAGATATGTAGCCCCGTAAGTCGTATCGGCCAGGGTGTACCCAGCTGCACCTTGATATTTAATCGTTCGGACAGACGAGGAAACACCGATCTGTTGACCGATGGACTGTGTGCGGCTGGCCAGTAAGTGAGCAGTCATGTAATTAACTGCATCGTCGTACTGGTCGCCCCACACATCCTCGTTGTTCTGGCGTTCTGCCTCGCCAATCGTTGCAGTCACGACAGCACTTCCGATATTTGAAAACTCAGGGAACCGAGTTAAAAAACTTGTGCTGGTGACTGCCATTAACCTTCGCCTTCAGTGATTGCTTTGATTCGCTTTTGAATCGCATTCTTGATGCGAACTCGATTCTCTGCGTAGTCCAACTCCTTGAGTAGATCAAGGTCGAAAGTACGGTTGATTGAATCAAGTGCTTCTTTGACTGGCATTGATGCCAAGCCACCGGTTCCATTGGGAGCATCGGTAACAACCT